TAATATAAAGTAGTTAATATACTTATAGAAAAATATGTAAAAGGAAAAAAACTTTGGCCGATACAAATCAAACATCTAGATGGCGGGAGTGGTTAAGTCAAAAATTAAACCCCATTCAGCCAACTATTGCGTCAATGCATCCATACGTCGTTCCTGAAACGATTGTAGAGTTTGAACAGGCTTATCGTGAGATAGAGATAGTACATCGTTCTATTGATATGGTAATCAATGCTTGTGTTGATACTCCTCTTAAAGTATGTGGTAAAACCCCTGCTAAAAAAGTTAACAGACTTTTAAATGTACGACCTAATCCTTTTGAGGATCGGAATAGATTTTTCAGGCGAGCACTTTTAGATTTTCATCTTGACGGAAACGCATTTTTTTATTACGATGGTAATGATTTATATTTACTACCAGCAAATAATGTTGAAGTTGTTCCTGACCCAAAAACTTTTATAAGTCATTATGATTATATGGTTGCTGATCAACAAGGTACAGACTTTTTTGGTTATAATAAAGAAACAAGAAAAAATACTAATATTCGTTTTGAGGCAAATGAAATTATTCAAGTAATGAATGAAAATACGAGTAGTATTTTTCGTGGAACAAGCAAACTTAAACCTTTAATACGTTTAATTGAGCTTTATTATTATATGATTAATTTTCAACGACAGTTTTTTAAAAATAACGCAATTCCGGGATTTGTATTAACAACTGAAAATATTTTAAGTAAACGTGTAAAAGAAAGATTACTAGAATCATGGAGAAATTCTTATACAACAATATTTGATAATGCTAGGCACCCAGCTATTTTAGATGGTGGATTAAAAATAGATCAGTTTTCGCAAGTTAAGTTTAGTGAACTTGATTTTGAAAGCTCAGTTGAAAGACTTCAACAGGATATGGCAAAATCGTTAGGTGTACCATATGTTCTGTTAAAAAGTGGAAATAATGCTAATATAGATGCTAATCAAAAGTTATTTTATCAACATACTGTAGTACCTATTTTAAATCAATTTTGTAGTGAGTTTAGTTTATGTTTTAATAATGCAGTGGAGATAACACCAAATAAACTTGAAGTCCCAGCAATGAGACCCGATGAACGAACACAAAGTATTTATTATTCAACACTTGTTAACACAGGAATTATAACTCCTAATGAAGCGCGTGTTGGATTAGGATTTCCATCAATTGATGGTGAAGATGGCATAAGAGTACCGCAAAATATAACTGGCAGTGCAACTGATGCTACACAAGGGGGCAGGCCTCCTATTGAAGAGTCTGAAACTCAAGTAGAAGAAGGGACAAGCGATGAAGGATAAAATGTTTTTTCTTACTAGCAATATAGAAAAGGCTTCTCGTAGTTCAAAAAACGATAAGTTTACTATTGCTGGTTATGCAAACACAACTACTAAGGACCGTGCAGGTGATATTATTACTTCACAAGCATGGGCTAAAGGTGTTGATAACTTCAGGCGCAATCCGGTCCTTCTTTACCAACATAAACATGATTGTCCAATTGGTAAAGTTAATAAGATTACCGTAGACAAAAAAGGAATTTTTGTCAATGCTGCTGTAAGTGATGCAGCAGAAACTCAACACGGTATTCAGACCCTAATAAAGGACGGCGCTCTCAAGAGCTTTAGTGTCGGCTTTAAAGTTAAAGATGGAAAATATAATCGAGATGACGATTCGATGTATATTACCGACGTCGAATTATTAGAAGTATCTGTTGTAAGTGTTCCTTGCAATCAAGATTCACTTTTTAGTATTCGTAAAAGTTTTGAGACAGATGGGGACTATACAACTTTTGTAGAGTCTTTTAAGTCTGAAGATAAAACAACGAAGGATGAAAAAGCAGCTAAAATAAAAGCTGGAATAACTGATCTTACAGAAGGTCATTATCATACTGTAGAAACCGATAAAGCAGGTAATGGAGTTACAACTTATGCTTCTCATATGGCAAGTCACGCTCATAAAATAGAAGATAGTATTCTTTTACCTTTTGAAGGCCCTTCTATGCCTTTACATACTCATGATATTACAATGAGTGGTGTTCCAGTAGTAGATTTATCTATAGAAGATAATGATGATATAGAAATTAGTCAGAGACCCCTTTCACCTTCGGAAGAAGAGGCTGTTCAACAGAGCGGCAAATCTGAATCTGAATCTGAAGAAGATGTAATCACTGAATCCCAACCAGAAGTTAAGGAAGAGGTTAAGGAAGAGATTGCAGCTATTACAGAAGAGATTTTAGAAATTGAAGATAAAGAAGATGAAGATGAGGACGAAGAAATTGAACTTGATCCCAATAGTCCTATTCCTTTTCTTAATCTGTTATCTGCCGAGACAGCAGAAATTCAAAATGGTGACTTTATTAAGTATGAAGGCAGTCGTTATAAAATTGCTAAAATTGCGACCGCCCAAAGTCCCACTTTTAAACTTTTAGAGGTTGACGTAGAAGGAAAAGATTGTGATAATAGTCTTGATGTAGACGCTGATGAAATTTTTGTCGCAAATACATGGGACATAGGTTCAAAATATGATTTAATAATTAATCAAGTAGAAAATATTTTAAGTGATAGTATTAATGAAGAATTTTCTAAGTATGTCAATGCTTCCGAAGCAGAGCTTTATAGATTTAAAGAATCCTATAAGCTTACTTCTCAAGAGCAAGAAAAGTTAAATACATTAATTAATATAAAAATTGCGCCATCATTAGAATGGAATGAAACAGAACAAAAGATTGCTAATTATTATATTAGTAAAGTTAAAGCTCTATTAGAGCTAACAAACGGTGAGGCAACAGAAGATTCAAATATCAGTCTGGCTCTCAAGCTTCACGGATACTTTAAAAAGGAGAACGACAAAATGGCAGAACAAGTCGTAGATACAATTGATCTAACTAGCGCAGGCGCACAGTCTGAAGAGGCTAAGATCGAAGCGGCTGAAGAAGTAATCGAAGAGAAAGCTGCTCCAGTTGCACAAGTGTCTGAACCAGAAGTAGCCAAACTGGTCGAAGAGACCGGGAAGGCCATTATGGAGGAGTCGGACGCTAAAGAAACTAAAAATTATGCTCCTCGCGAAAGCGATGAGCTTGAAGAGCTTAAATCTCAGATTTCCAAATATAAAGATGAGGTTACTGCTCTTACACAAACTAAAATGGTTTACCAAGAGAATCAGCGTAATAGTTCACAGTACACAGAGAAAGAGATGGCTAATGCTTATCTTCTTGCTCATTGTATGAATAAGCGTGATCCGTTTGATACTCGTATGGGTGCCAAAATGAAAGCTATTACTACTGTTGATCAGTTCCTCAGTAATTTCTCTAGTAATATTTATACGGAAATGGAGCAACAGCTTGTTATCGCTCCGATGTTTACTCGTATCGCAGTAGATGCTCGTAACTTCCGTGTTCCTGTTGCTGACGAAGATACTGATGGTGATGTCGCACAGTTTGCATCAGGAACTTTTGCAACTGGTATTGCTGATACTACTAACGTTCCTGTTACTAATCAGAATACCATTAGCGCAGTAACCTTTACCCCCCATAAGTTTATGGCTACTACGCATCTTGCAAAAGATGAGGAAGAGGATACAGTTCTTCCGTTGCTTGACTTCTTGCGCGCTGCAGCGACCCGTCGTTTGGCTCGTGCCATCGACAAATCACTTCTTCGCGGAACTGGTGGCTTGACAGGCTTTAACGCTGCACCCACTAATGCTATTACAGCAGGAACGGGTTATGGCGCAGTCTTTAAGGGTATCGTAAAGTTGGCCGCTGATGCATCTATTAGTGTTTCAACTGGATCAAATAGTGATAAAGCTGATCCTTCTGATATCGCATCGGCTCGTAGTACTATTGGTAAGTATGGTCTTCAGCTTGGAGATCAGTTAGTCTTCCTGACAACTATTGAAGGTTATAATAACCTCGTAACTACATCCGATTTCCGTACAGTGGATAAATTCGGACCAAATGCTACCTATCTTACGGGTTCAGTTGGTGCGGTGTATGGTATTCCGATTCAGATTACTGAATTCCTGGATGTTGTTGGAGCAACAGGTCGACAAATTGGTGTTCTAGTTTATAAGCCTGGCTTTATGATTGCAGAACGTCGGGGTATGGAGATTGAGAGCGAGTATGAGCCTCGCCAGCAGGTAACTGCTATGTATCTCAGTACTCGTTTTGACATGAAAGCTCTTACTACTAATGCTAGTGCAGCTTTGGATTCATCCAAGTATAGTTATGCATGCAATATTTTAACTTCTTAATAAGTAGTTACATTATATGTTTAAAGGGGGAGGTGGGATACTGCCTCCCCTTTTTACTTAGTGAGGGAAAATAATGATTGATATAATCAAAAATTTATCTTGGAAAGATGCCCATAAATATTTAGCTAAACATGGTTTCGGTCCAGGGAATATGTCTGCTTTGAAAAAAGAGTGGAAAAAGATACAAGAGGAAAAAAAATCTATTATTAAAAAGGATAAGTAATTATGGAAAGTTTTGAGGAAAATCTTGGAAAATATCCATATGTTACTCTTGCTCAAGTAAAAGATTATTTAACTATTTCAAGTGATAGTTTTGATGGCACATTAACTAATGCAATTAATTATGCTACAGCTGTTGTAGAACATTATATTGGGCAACAAGTTTTAGCTAACAATTATTATGAAGTTTTTGATGGGGGACAAAGTTCAGTTTTTTCAAGTCGTCTTCCCTTAAATAATGTTCATTCTTTAGCAGAGTATGATGGAACTTCTTATGTGAATTTAGCTAATCCAACTTCTACTGGTTTAGATGTTGAGAATGCTGATTCAAGAAATAATCAGACAATCGTTAATACAGGTAGCGTATATAAGATTAATAGAATTAAAAAGTTTGGAACAGCGTCTGCTAATTTTGATGGTTCTAATTATTTATCTATTACTAAACCTGTAGAGTTTGCTTTTTTTACCGAACCCTTTACTATTGACTTACAAGCACGATTAGGTTCTTTATCTTCTACTCAAACTTTTATAACCCATAAAACAGATACATCTAATTTTTGGGAATTAAAATTTAATTCTAGTGAAGGACTACAGTTTCGTACAGTAGAAAGCGGAAGTGAAGTTACAAATGTAGCGCATGCTGCTACTTCGGGTTATACAGTTAATACTTGGATGCATGTTGCTGTTGTACGAAATGGGACAGATTTAAAATTATATAGGGATGGAACTCAAGTTGGAAGTACAGTAACTGTAGCTTTAACTGTTGATATACCTGAACTTACAAGTAATGTAGAAATGGGACGTAATCCTTCTAATGCTAATCTTTTAGTAGGCCAATTAGATGAGATAAGAGTTTCACGTTCTGCTCAATATACTGCTAATTTTACCGCTCCTGAATATCAACACGCAACAGATGATGATACAGTTCTTTTAGTGCATTGTGATGGTTCTAATTCTGATGTAGATTTTAATGATGTATCCACTACTCCCAATCAATTTACTTTTGCAAAAGATAATGGAAAGATAACTCGCGCTGTTGGAAGCGTGGGAATTCAAGGTAATTATCCTGTTGTAAAAAATTCTTATCCTTCTTTATCATTAGGAGGATTACGCAAGTTTAATGCTTATGCAAATGCTTTAAAAATTAAATATAATGCAGGATATGCATCTGGTTCTGTACCTTATGATTTACAATTAGCTACAATGGATTATATTAAGATTCTTCATAAACAAGATCAAGGAGTACGAGCTTTTAGTCTTGAAGGAGAACGTAGTACAAAAGAAGCTTTGAGTGCTGATTTCCCTCCTCATATTCGTCGAGTTCTTGAACTTTATAGGATTATAAACTAATGCCTCCTATTCAAAGATTATCTACAGCAGCCCCATCTGGATCAAGGTTAAATCTTATCGAAATTGAGACTCGAATTTATCCAAATAAGATAGATGAAAATTTAGATATTAGAAGCGACAAAGCAGCTGCTAGTCAATATAGAAATGACATAATAAGAAAAATTTCAGATTTTATTTCTGAAGAAATGGGTATTGGTAAGACTGGGTCTGCTATGGGTATGCCCAAAGACTCGTATGGAGAGATTAAGAAACAATTCAAAGAAGTAGGAGTATCTCCTGGAGCACTCCCTGATGCTATGGTTGATCCTGATGAGTTTAAGGCATTTACTGGATTTAGCTTAACATCGACGATGAAAACTAATGCTCTAGGTAATCAACTTCCAAGTGGTTTTGAAACTAAAATTTTTGGAGTTGGGCAAGCAGAAGAACCTGATATTACTGCTATTAGTAGGAGTATAGGGACGACAGAAGGTGATGCGATAACTAGAGCTATGGGGGGTCGACACGGCGTTGGCCCGCGCCCTCAAACTGCCGGGACAAAAATGTTAGACGATCCCAAAGAGATTGGACTTTATGGACCACGTGCAGTTAATATGTTATTTAGCGACACATCTTTTAAGGAGATTAGAAAACAATTATTTCTAAATGCAAGAGTAAAATTTACGAATTTACTTATTGTTGACACTGTTGATATTGATAAAGCAGGAAAACAAATATTTAAATTTATTACAGATCCACTTGGTAATATTGCAAAGGATGTTTTTACAAATCCAGCACGGTTTATAAATTATTTTGAAGTATCTATTAAAATAAAAAAAGAAAAAAGGAGAGCGGATAAGTGGAGAATCTCTATAAAACCAACAGCGAAACTTTATGCAGACATGAAAAAAAATGTTCAAGATATAACTGATAAAGTAAGAAAAGCTCATACAAATACATTTTCACAAAATTTATTAAATTATTTAGTTAAAAATAAACCAAAAACAATTAACGATAAGGATATAAATAGTTATTTTGAGTTAATTATTGGTTTTGCAAAAGAATTTGAACGTGGAGGGATGACTCCATTTATTGTACGAACAGAAATAAGTCGAGAGATGCCTACACCTATTGATGCTACGATTAATGTACTTACAAGGAGTAAAAAAGCTACAAAACAACAAAAATTTATTTCTGGAGCACAAATAAGTGCTTTAGTACAACAAAGGTTAAGAAAAATAATGCCACAAGGTCCTAGACGTGGTCCTCCACTATCTCCTAC